AAGTACACCGGTGCACAAGAAATTATGCAGCGTATACGATATGCGTATGAAAATTGTCCAGATCACATTAAAGCTGGCGTAACCACATATAACAAGGGTTCGCTTGACTTTGAGAACGGATCACGCATCGTGTCTGCTACTACGACTGAAAACACAGGTCGTGGTATGTCTATCTCATTACTATATCTTGACGAGTTCGCGTTCGTTCGTCCCTCAATCGCAACGGAATTCTGGACTGCTATTACTCCTACACTATCAACTGGTGGTAAGGCAATCATCACTTCAACTCCAAACAGTGACGAAGACCAGTTCGCTCTTATTTGGAAGGGCGCAAATAAGACAGAAGACGAATTTGGCAACACAACTGAGTTAGGTGTTAACGGCTTTAGAGCATATCGTGCTTACTGGAGAGAACAGCCAGGAAGAGACGATAAGTGGGCAGAAGAAATGAAAGCCCAGCTAGGTGAAGATCGTTTTAATCGTGAAATCGGTTGCGAATTCATCATCGCTGACGAAACATTGATCAATCCAAACACATTGATCCAACTTGATGGAGCAGAACCTACTAATCGTATGGGTCAAGTAAGATGGTATCAGCAGCCAGAGAAGGGTAGAATCTATGTAGTAGCACTTGATCCAAGTCTTGGTACAGGTGGTGACCCTGCTGCTATTCAAATATTTGACGCAAGTACTACTACACAGATTGGTGAGTGGAAACACAACAAGAGTGATATCCCAAGTCAAGTTAAACTATTGGCTCAGATTACAAAGTATATTGCAGACATAACTGGCGAACCAAACAATATATACTACTCACTTGAGAATAACAGTATTGGTGAAGCAGCACTAATATCACTAAATGAATACGGTGAATCAAATATTCAAGGTACCTTTATTAGTGAGCCTGGCAAGAAGCGTAAAGGCTTCAATACTAGTAATAAGCCTAAACTAGCAGCTTGTGCTAAGTTCAAGACACTGTTAGAATCAAAAAGAATGACTATCTATAGTCGTCCATTGATTAGTGAGCTTAAGGCTTTTGTTGCTAGCGGCGGCAGTTACGCTGCTAAGATTGGAGACCATGATGATTTAGTGATGGCTTCGTTACTTGCAATAAGAATGATGCAACAACTTGCGGACTTCCACGGTGATCTAGAGACCCAAATCCGCGACCATGACGAACTTGTACCGCCCTTACCTTTTTTTGCGGTTCTCGGTTAATTTGCAATTATCTCCGTGCCATCGTCTATAATTGTGCATGCCTTTGCCTTCCTTACCGCAGCACTCACATTTCCATTCTGGGTAGGTGGCATTATTAGTGCGAATGACATTAGCGTTTTCTGGTCGGGATAGACATTTATCTCCGTGATACTTCGTATAATTACTGCTACCCATTGTTTTTCCGCAATGCGGACATGTCATCATAATTTGTGACGGGTGGGTTCCATTAGCCAATCGTTTCTTATTGTTTCGGCTTTGGATCTTCCCTCCCAAAAAATTGTGCTTGCCATTCTTTACTAGCTCTCTGGCTTTTTTCTTCTGCCACTCTAGGTCACCGAATGGGTTAGTGCCTGCTGCTATTCGTCTTAGGTTAGAATCAGGTCCTAACCAGTGATGAGTTCCGGCTTCGACTAACCTATTTTGGCACATTCTGGATAGTTCTGCTGTTTCTTCAGGTGATAACGCCATTCGTTTTGCCATTGCAAAGCAGGCTCCCCAGTCACCTTGAGCATAATGAATATCATAATGTTCTTGTATTGATACGCATTTTAGATTAGCAGGGTCATTGTTAGAATGATCGCCATCAATATGGTGTATCTCATAGGTGCGACCATCCTCATCTTTAGGAATGGGTCCATAATGTTCTATATAGATTCTACGATGGCTGTTAGGTGAATAAATAGTCATAGCTGATGCTCCTTCAAAGCGTTAGTGCGGGTAGATGCGTCAACATCGTGACTCGCAACTATATTTATCACCGGAAGACTAAATACTATTATGGCTACAGATTCAGAATCATTTAATCGCGATTTATATGACCTTCTCAAAGTAAGAGGTTATAACCCTGTCCCACTTGACAGTAAGAATCAAAGAGTATCAGCATCGCAAGACTCTGATGTTATCGAATTCCAGTTCACTAAAGACGGCGAAGACTATGGTAAGGTATGGGCCACTGTAGACGATGCACAGAATCTCATCATCTATTATGACAGTGAACAACAAGACAGCCCAAGTACTAGAACACCGGGTGTTGACTATGATGACACTTGGACTGGTCTACTCAAGTTTCTTAAGATGTGGGCACAACGTAGACAAATGAGCTTTGAACTATCAAACAAGGATCGCCTAGGCGATGATATGAGACAACGGGAATATCACAGAATGAAAGAAAAGCTAGGCGAAAGCTACCACCCAATGGGTAAGAAGGCATCTTACAATGATGCAGTACCCAGTGTAAAGATCATCCTACAACACAACCGCGCACTTGAAGAAGGTGAGCAACGTTATCGTAATGTAGCTCGTATCTTCCTTGAAAACCAAGATGGTGAAAGATTCCTAGCTCCTACTACTCGTCCTGGTATTGCTCGTGTATATGCTCGTCACATTGCAGAAGGTGGGCTACCAAATGATGAGCGTTGGAACCACATTAAGTCAGTATGCGAAGACTACAACAAGATGGCTGGCTTTGTTCGCGCTACTAAAGGCAAGCAGTTCAATGAATCAGCACAATCTTTAGTAAACGAAGGCATCAATCACTATAATAGCCTTCGTGAAAATCTACATAAGATGACTACTCACCGTGGTTATCAGGCATACTTTGAATCATATACTCCTACTCTTATGGAAGGCGAAGGTGAAGACATCTCAGAAATGTTTATGTCAAGTTCACTTGATCCACGCATTGAATCAGCTATGCCTATCTTGTCAAGACTACACAAGCCAATCGCTGAAATGAATGAAATTGGTTCACTTGCTGAATGGGCAGATGGTATTCTTGCTGAAAAGTTAGATATGACTGAGGGTTTTTTAGATAAGCCTAAGTTCACTTGTAATGTTCCAGGTCGTGAACCGGAAGAGTTTGAAGCCGAAACTAAAGAACAAGCACAAAAACTCGCTGCTAAAAAGTGGGGAGTGGATCCTAAGGCAGTGACTGTAAAGGGATCTGAAGGTGCTACTACCCCAGTATCCAGCAGCCCAGAAGCTCCACGCGATTTATCAGGATTATCTCCTATTGAAAGAGCAACTGAACTTGCTAAGGATAAAATGAAGTCAGGTAAAGTAGGTGGTGCCGTCGGCACTGCTGGTAAGATTATTGGCGGCGCATTGGGATTATCAGAAGAAGAAAGCCTACAGTCAAACAATCCAGTTGGTATTCCTGAAAGTTATTATGACGACGAAGATGAAGGTGAAGGTGAAGGTTTCTTTGTTTGCTTGGGCAATGAAGAAGACGGCGGCTTTGTCGGTATGGTTGTCAAAGAAGACGGAAGATGGAAAGAACGAGAGATAGCAGGTAATGCACCGTATAATTGGGGTGGCACTTACATGAGCTACTTGACTCCAGCCGATATCATGCAGCATATGCGTAATGATTATGGAAGACAGTACGACGATATAGCTGGTCCATTCTTCGGGGAAGAAGATGCAATGGAACATGCTCGTTATCAGTATGGATTGGGTGACCTAGAAGAAACCTCAAAAGAAAAGGCTGCTCGTTATGCTGATAGAGCATCAGGTAGCTTCCAGTATGCAGCCGGCAAGCGTTCCGATGACAGACATTACGACGAACACGGTAAGGACATGAAGGATGTTATGGGCAATCCCAAATGGACAAAGAGAAGCCCAGAAGCAATGGCTAAAGATGACAAGACAATTCAAAAGAGATTGTCTGGTCTACAGAAGGCACACAAGATTCTAGCAAAAGAAGAACAAGTTGATGAAGACTTAGGTCCGGAACAAAAGCGTGTAGGTCAACTTGGACCCACAGAAAAAGTAAAGAACAACAACATTGGCAAGTTAGTTGGCGCTAGCGAATCAAAGGAAATGGATCCTGAACTAGCTAGAATCATTGAAATGGCCAGATTCAAAAGATAAATAAAGATGTAGTTCACGGGAGTGGAGTCCCCAACTACTCTATAACTGATTAGGAGTTACAGCATGTGTATTTATTGTGGCACAGACAAGTACCGTAGAATTTATGAAGGTCACCATGGACCCATCCCAAAAGACGATATGGGATGGGCGTATGATATCCATCACATTGACGGAAACCGAAAGAACAATCACCCTGATAACTTAATTGCAGTCACTGCGCAGGACCATTATGACATTCATTATGCACAAGAAGATTGGATGGCGTGTTGGAAAATAGGCGTTAGGCTGAGGAAGCCAATGGATGAACTTTCTGACCTAGCTAGTAAAGGCCAAAAGACCCGGGTTAAGAACGGAACGCACCATTTCTTAGGCGGTGAAATACAAGGTCAAACAAGCAGGCGCCGAGTTAAAGAAGGAACTCATCATTTGCTAGGAGGACAGCTACAACGACAACGAGTAGCATCCGGAGAACATCATTTCTTGGGAGGCGAGATAGCACGAGTTGCAAACCTAGAGAGAATAGCAAATAAAACTCATAATCTACTTGGCGGCGCAGTAACAAGAAAACAACTAGAAACCGGTACACACGCTTCCCAAATAATGAAGACATGTGAACACTGTGGGGAAACAGTCAATGCTATGCAGTTTGGACGATTCCATGGTATAAAATGCCCAAAACGCAAAATATAATAATATAATAGTACCAATTATCTTGTAAATACTTCGTACATGAGTTATAACATAACTTATGTTCAGTTGTCTCCGACAGCGAAAACATGAAAACACATATAAAAGCTCAACTTAGGCACATTTAAAAGGAGAAAACAAAATGGCAAGTCTAGCAGAAATCCGGGCTCGTTTGGCAGCCCAAGAAAACAAGGGTCAGAATAACAGCACCCGCACTCAATCAGATAACGCAATCTATCCCCACTGGAACATCAGCGAAGGTGCTACTGCAACCATTCGCTTTCTTCCAGACGCTAACCCTAACAATGAATGGGGTTTCTGGGTAGAACGCCAGATCATCAAGCTCCCGTTCAACGGTGTTAAGGGTGATCCTAATGTAAAGCAGATTACTGTTCAGGTACCGTGCGTAGAAATGTACGGTGAAAACTGCCCAGTACTCGCAGAAGTTCGTCCTTGGTACAAGGATGATTCACTGAAGGACCTCGCTAACAAGTATTGGAAGAAGCGTTCTTATATCTTCCAGGGCTTTGTTCGTGCTAATCCGCTCGGTGATGATCAGACTCCTACTAATCCAATTCGACGTTTTATTATCTCTCCTCAAATCTTTACCATCATCAAGTCTTCGTTGATGGATCCTGAAATGGAATACTTGCCGACTGACTACACTAACGGCTTGGATTTCAACTTTAAGAAGTCCTCAAAGGGCGGATACGCTGACTATTCAACTAGTAACTGGGCCCGTAAGGAAACCCCGTTGACCGAAGCTGAACTTGCAGCTATTGATGCTCATGGGCTTTATAATCTCGCTGACTTCTTGCCGAAGAAGCCTAGCGAAGCTGAACTTCGTATCATTAAGGAAATGTTTGAAGCCTCTGTCGATGGTCGTCCTTACGACAACGACAAGTGGGGTGCATACTATCGTCCGTATGGTCTTGCAGCCCCGGAGGGTGCGTCAGCCCCACAGACCGAGACTGCTGGAACCAGCTCTCCTGAGGTACCCTCTGTAAACGTTGCTCCTACTCACGGCTCTCATGCACAGCCTGCATCGGAAGATGTTCCGTTTGACGTTGATGAACCTGTAGTTGTCCCTTCAACTTCAAGCGACAAGGCTGCTGACATTCTTGCGATGATTCGTAATCGCAACAAGGCCTAATGGTCTAGGGGAGGGGTAAAACCCTCCCCACATCCGTGATATGGAGAAACCTTATGACATCACCAGAAGACAGATTCCGCGCACTTAAACAGAGTCGCAAACTGTTAGAGGAGCTTTGCGACCCAGGCAAGACCCCTCGGGTACCAAGCATCATAAGGGACCGCGCTCGTGGTATTCTTCGTCATTATCCAAGTGATTATGAATTAGAACAGCTAGCAACGAATAACCCCGAAATGCTTGAAAAAACATCGTACAATGATAAAGTACTAAAGCAGATTGTAAGATAACAGGAGAACACATGGCCAAGCCATTTGATATAAGTAAGTTTAGGAAAGACATCACTAAGGCTATTGACGGTCTTAGTATCGGATTTAACGATCCGACCGATTGGATTAGCACAGGCAACTATGCATTAAACTATCGTATTAGCAGCGACTTTAAGAAGGGCGTTCCGCTCGGTAAGGTTACTGTATTTGCAGGCGAATCAGGCGCAGGCAAGAGCTACATTTGCTCAGGCAATCTCGTAAAACACGCCCAAGAACAGGGCATCTACGTTGTTCTAATTGACAGCGAAAACGCACTTGATGAAGCATGGCTTCATGCACTTGGTGTTGAAACCAGCGAAGACAAGCTACTCAAGTTGAACATGGCAATGATTGATGACGTTGCAAAGACTATTTCTGACTTCATGAAGGGCTACAAGGCCATGAATGAAGAAGACAAGCCTAAAGTTCTTTTCGTCATTGACAGTCTTGGTATGTTGCTCACGCCCACTGACGTTAATCAGTTTGAAGGTGGTGATCTTAAGGGTGATATGGGTCGTAAGCCCAAGGCTCTTACTGCACTTGTTCGCAACTGTGTTAATATGTTTGGTTCAAACAACGTTGGTCTTGTAGCTACAAATCACACTTATGCTTCGCAAGATATGTTTGACCCTGACGATAAGATCAGCGGTGGTCAAGGCTTCATCTATGCTTCATCAATCGTTGTAGCTATGCGTAAGCTCAAGCTCAAGGAAGATGAAGACGGTAACAAGGTCAGTCAGGTTAACGGTATTCGTGCTGCTTGTAAGGTCATGAAGACTCGTTATGCAAAGCCGTTCGAAAGTGTTCAGGTTAAGATTCCTTACAATACCGGTATGAGTCCTTACTCAGGTCTCACTGATATGTTTGAAGCATTGAAGCTATTGAACAAGGAAGGTAACTCGCTTGTTTACACCAAGCTCGACGGAACTATCATTAAGAAGTTCCGTAAAGGCTGGGAAGCAAATGATGATGGTTGTCTTGACTTCGTAATGGATGAGTTTGAACAGAAGAACTCTAAACTAGTTGTCGCAGAAGCAGCAATGGAAGAGGATGCAGCAGAATGAGCTTACCTCTTATCAATGAAATCTGGAAGCTATTGAAGCCGAGCATTGAAACAGGTGATACTGACGGTGCTGCTGAAACTCTAGTCAACTATCTCGTTGATGAAGATTATTCTCCTGCGGAAATCAAGCAAACTTTCAGAGGCGACAAGGACATTAAAAACGCTCTTGACTTCTTTATGGAGTCACCAGAAGATGGTCTTTATCATAAAGCAGATGATGATGACTATAATGACTTGTACGATGATTACTACAACGAAGACGAAGAAGACGATCAGTACTAATGACCTGGTACAGGAAAGTCACGACTGACCTCTCGGCTTTGCCGGATTTCATTTCTCATTATGATAATGAGTTGATATCTGCAAAGAATGATGTAAAGGTGTACGGCAATGTTGAAAAGAACATTGCCGCACTACCCGGCATCACTGAGTACCGCTTCAACCAACTTCAAGAGATTGAAGCGGTACTCAATTACCTCAACATACAACTTAGAAAGATTCGCAGAAAGCACTTTCAAAAGTATCTTGAAAAGTATAATCGTAACCTTTCAAGTCGTGATGCCGAAAAGTATGTAGACGGTGAGGATGAGGTTATTGACTATGAAGTTCTTATTAATGAAGTAGCATTACTTCGCAACAAGTGGCTAGGTGTTCTCAAGGGCATTGACGCAAAGCAATGGCAGCTTGGTC